TCTCAACGGCAGCGATTCCGAGGCGATCAAAGCTGCAACCGAAAAGCTGACGGAGGTATCCTATGAAGTTTTCGGCAAGATTTATCAGCAGCAGGCTCAGCAGAACCAGGCAAGATTTACTACTCGCGTTGGACAGCAGCAGACACCGGGAAGCATGACCAAAAAAGATATCGAAGCGATCAAAGACCCGTCTGAGAGGCAGGCTGCAATTGCTCAGAATATCCAGTTATTCCAGTGATTTTTTTACACCGACTATACGTCAGAGTATAGCCGCTAACCCAATACCTTAACAATTATGGGTAGAAAGGATTTTTATATGGCAGCAAAAGCTAATATTATTATGAGTAATGATATCCAGGTAACGGCACGTGAGATTGACTTCGTTACCAGATTCGAAAGAAACTGGCAGCACTTACGTGATATTCTGGGTATCATGAGACCTATCAAAAAACAGCCGGGTGCTGCACTCAAGTCCAAATACGCAGAGGGTACTTTACAGAATGGAAATATTGGTGAGGGTGAGGAAATCCCTTACAGCAAATTCGTTGTAAAAGAAAAGCCCTATGCAGAAATGACTATCGAGAAATACGCAAAGGCTGTATCTATCGAAGCGATCAAGGATCACGGTTATGAGAACGCTGTTCAGATGACTGATGATGAATTCCTTTTTCAGCTTCAGACCAATGTTACTGAAAGATTTTACAATTATCTG